AAGCCGGACCTGAAGCAGAAGCTGATGGGGAAATGGGTGACGATATCGAAATGCCTATGATGGAAGATGAAGCTATTGATGAAGCTAAAGAAGAAGTTGAAGAAACAGTTGAAATTGAGGAAGCTAAAGAAGAAGTTGAAGAAGGTAAGAAAGAAGAAATGGACGAATCCATTGAAACTGCACTTGCTGAAGTAGAAGCTTTGAAAGTAGAACTCCAAGAAGTTAACCTATTAAACGCTAAACTTCTTTACACTAACAAGATTTTCCGTTCTAAAAACTTAACTGAAGCTAAAAAAGTTAAAGTGCTTAAAGCATTTGACAAAGCAACTACAGTTAAAGAATCAAAGGTTATCTTTGAAACATTAAGTGAAGGATTAGTTGATAAAGTATCAACACCTATTAATGAAGTAAAAGGTATCGCATCTAAAGCAACAGGTAAAGCTAATGTTGCTAAACAACCAATCGTTGAAAGCGATGCTATGGTTGAAAGATTTAAGAAATTAGCTGGTATTATTTAATTTTAAAAAAAAAGAAAACATGAGTTTACAATCTCTTTTAGAATCTGCACAACCCAATGCTGCACAACAAAACGACGCTGCTCGTTTGGCTGGTAAATGGGAAAAAACAGGTTTACTCGAAGGTTTAGAAGGTTCATCTAAAACTAACATGGGTGTTATTTTGGAAAACCAAGCTAAACAATTAGTAGTTGAAGCTTCTTCAACTAACTCTGGCGGAGCGTCTTTCGCACACGGACAGGGTGAACAATGGGCTGGAATCGCTTTACCATTAGTACGTAAAGTATTCGGTCAAATCATTATATGGTGACGTAGAAGGATTTGCTTCTAACGCTACTAAAGGTGGTTTATACGGAGCTGGACGTTTCGCTTATTCACTAAACGAAACTTCTTCTGCTGTAATCGCTGCTGCTGGTGTAACTTCATCTGCTGCATGGTCTGACCTAAACTTTGATTCTGACTATTCAGCTTCAGCTGTAAATGATGAATTTAAATTAGTAACTATTGCTGATGCTGATCTACCAAACCTAGATTCAGAAGCAGTACGTTCATTCGGATTATCAGGATCTGCAGGTTTAGACAAGCATTTAGCTGCTTTCACACGTAGAAATTCTGCTGATAACGCAACTATCTTTGTTATTTCAGGATCTAATGTTGCTGATGGCTCAAGTGTAAAAATCGACTTTTCATTAGCTACTGCTGATAACCAAAGAGGTGATTATGAAGATGGAAACACTGGATTAAACGGTGATAACTCTCCAATCTCAATCCCAGAAATTCAAGTGAACATGAAGAGTTCAGCTATCGTTGCTAAAACACGTAAGTTGAAAGCTGCTTGGACACCAGAATTTGCACAGGATCTTAACGCATATCACTCAATCGACGCTGAAGCAGAATTAACTTCAATGTTGAGCGAATATATTTCTTTAGAAATTGATCTAGAGATCTTAGATATGCTAGTAGAGAATGCTGATGCAGGTGACGAAGTATGGTCTGCTGTTAACAATCGTTCATTCGATTCACAAGCTGGAGATGGAACAACTTCTGACCTAGGTTTCTACAATAGCCAAGGACAATGGTTCCAAACATTAGGAACTAAAATTACTAAACTAAGTAATAAAATTCACCAAAGAACTCTACGTGGTGGCGCTAACTTTATGGTATGTGCTCCTGCTGTAGGAACTATCTTAGAAGCAATCCCAGGATTTGCTGCTGACGGTGGATCTGCTGATGTAACTAAAGGATCTTACGCTTTCGGTGTACAGAAACAAGGTTCAATCGGTGGTGGAAAAATTCAGGTATACAAAAACCCTTACATGACTGAAAACACAATCCTATTAGGATTTAGAGGTGGACAGTTCTTGGAAGCAGGTGCTGTATTTAGCCCGTACATTCCATTAATTATGACTCCATTAGTATACGATCCAGATACCTTCACACCACGTAAAGGTTTAATGACTCGTTACGCTAAGAAAATCGTAAGACCAGAATTCTACGGAAGAATCCGTGTTGAAGGTCTAAACACTCTATAATCTAGAGTTTAGATTTTTATGAAAATTAACCCGGCCTTATTGGCCGGGTTTTTTTTTTAGATATGTATAACAAAACGATAGTTTATGAGTAGCAAACCTCACACTGACGACGTTTATCGTCCTAAGAGAGCACCAAAAAATCCTATTAAGTTTACAATTTCCTTAAATGAGGAACAAAAAGAAGCGAAAGCAAAAATATTAGAAAACACAATTACTCTTGTAATGTAGCCCTAGATGGATTATTCAGAAGACAGTATGATAAAATTATCATTACTAGACCTACAGTATCGAATGAAGATATTGGGTTCTTACCTGGGGATTTAAAAGATAAAATGGATCCATGGGTACAGCCTATATACCAAAATTTTTATACATTGTATGGTAAAGAAAAAATGCAAAAATATTTTGATGCGGGTCAAATAGAAATAGTACCTGTATCATTTATGAGAGGTAGAACATTTTTAGATTCAATTGTAATAGTTGATGAAGCACAAAACCTTACTCACCCACAAATGGAGATGATCATATCACGTTTGGGGTTAAGATCAAAAATGGTAATATGTGGTGATTCTAACCAAATTGATTTACGTAAAAAATCAGACAGTGGGTTTAAATTTTTGTATAAAGCATCTAAAAAAGTTAAAAATTTAGAGGCGATAACCCTCCAAACTAACCATAGAGAACCAATAGTAGAAGATCTACTTGATTTTTATAGAGACGAACAAGCTAAACGACCTAACTCAAAAATTAGTGGTTCGCGTTCTATTTAATATTTATAAGAAAAATATACAATGGCAAATCCCGTAATATGGACAGGAACCGCAGGTCCAGTATCAGGTTCAACTCCTTTTTCGTTTTATGACGATGATGCTGATTTTGTTGATGACGCTAAAAAAGTAGCAACTTTCTGTGCTAGAAGGTTAGGCTATCCTTTAGTTGATGTTGAATTACAAGATATAAGCTTTTATGCTGCATTTGAAGAAGCAGTAACTACTTATGGTAATGAATTATATGCTTACAAAATTAGAGACAATCAATTAACTCTAGAAGGTGCCCCTACTGGGAGTGTACTAAATAAAAGTATTATAACACCTAGTTTTGAACCTGTTGTTAGATTAACAGAACAATATGGTTCAGAAGCAGGCTCAGGGGGTAATGTAACATATTACACAGGATCAATCCCACTTACATCTTCAGTACAAGACTATGATATAGCTAACTGGGCTTCTGCTAGTGGTATTACTACTGATGGAGATTATGGTATTGAAATAAAACGTGTATTTCATGAAGCGGGTCCCGCATCTGTAAAATATTATGATCCCTATGTAGGAACAGGATTTGGATCACAAAATTTATTTGATTCATTTGGATTTAGTAATATGTCCCCTGCAATCAACTTTATGATGATGCCATTAAACTATGACATTTTAACAATTCAAGCAATTGAATTAAATGATATGGTTAGAAAATCTAACTTTAGCTTTGAACTAAAAAATAATTCAATTAGAATATTCCCAATTCCAGCTAAAGTAAATCCAGGTAATTTGAGATTTGAATATATCAAACGTAACGAACGTATTGATAGTGCAATCCAAATCCAACCTGAAAAAATTACAAATGTATCAGATACACCATATGAAAACCCAACTTATTTACATATTAATAGTGTAGGTAGACAATGGATATTTGAATACACATTAGCATTATCTAAAGAAATTTTGGGATATATTCGAGGTAAATATTCTCAAGTACCAATCCCAGGAGCTGAGGTTACTTTAAATCAAGGGGATTTAATTACTGCGGCAACTGCTGAAAAGAATGCTTTAATAGAAAGATTAAGAGGGTATTTTGAAGATACATCTCGTAAAGCATTACTTGAGAGAAAAGCAGCAGAATCAGAATATGCTAATTTGGAACTAAAAAATGTTCCTTACACAATTTACGTAGGATAATATGGCAATGTTTGGACGCTCACGTGATGTGAGTTTAATTAGAGGATTAAACCGAGAGTTATTACATGATATAATAACTCAACAAGCAGCTATATATAAATTTAAATTAGAAGAAACTAAAACAAATTTATATGGTGAGGCCGCAGGTGAAAAATTCTATGATGGTCCTTTCTTATTTAATTGTTTAATTGATAGAGAAGATGAATCTTATTCAGATGGAGACTCTGGTATAAACTTTGCTCAGGGTATAGAATTTAGGTTTTTAAGAGCCGATTTAGTAGATGCTGAAGTAAAAGTTGAAGTAGGAGATATTGTATTATATCAAAACAACTACTATCAAATAGATAATGTATCTTCAAATAAATACTTTGTAGGTAAAAATCCTGATTACCCTAACAATAATGATGATGGAACAGACAACCCACTAAACCCAGGTTTAGATGATTTCGGGGTTAGTTTATCTGTAATAGTTAAAACACATAAAGTACCATCAGATAAAGTAGGAATATCTTCATATAAAGAAAGATTTTAATGGCACAATATAGAAAACCTATACCGAAATCCCAAAAAGAAATTAGTAATGGCAATAACATTTCTTTTGATAATACTCGAGGAATGTCTCAAGAATTATCTAATAGAGGGACTAAGCTAAGTGCCAAAAATGACACGTCAAAACCGTTATCAATTGGTATTAAAGATTTAGATGAGGCGGTGTTTTATTACTTTGATAATGTTATTAAACCATCGGTAATTCAAAATGGTGAACGTAGAAAAGTACCTATAATTTACGGAGATCAAGAAAGATGGAAATCATTCCGTAAAGATGGATACTATAGAGATAAAGGTGGTTCTGTAATGTTACCTATTATTATTATTAAAAGAGATACTGTAGAAAAAGACAGAACCGTTTATAATAAACTAGATGCAAATTCACCTAACTTATATGGTAGTTTTGCTACTAGTTATAATCCAAAAAATGCATACGGAAACTTTAACGTACTAAATAACCGCAAACCAGTTCAACACCATAACTTGACTGTTGTACCTGATTTTGTTACATTAAAGTATAGTTGTATCATTCAGACGTATTATATGGAACAATTAAACAAATTAATTGAGTCTATAGAATATGCTTCTGATTCATATTGGGGGAATCCTGAACGTTTTAAATTTAGAGCTTTTATTGATTCATTCTCTACTGCAACAGAAGTAACTGCTGGTCAAGATAGGTTGGTTAAGTCACAATTTGATATTAGATTACGTGGATACATAATTCCTGATGTAATACAAAAAGACTTGAATTCTGCTAAAAAAGTAAATTCAAAATCTAAATTTACAATTACATCTGAAGTAGTAAAAAATATAAACGATATATAATAGGTTTTTAATAAAAGTTTTATTTAATGAAAGTTCACCAAAGGGAACAAATACTAATAAGTTTCAATGGGGGTCCTAAAGTAGAAATTTTAGGTTCTAGGTATAAAAAATATAAAGTAGAATTTATAAATTCTGAAACAGAAGAAATTATATTTAGTGATACTATATATAATGGCATGTGGACAAAATGTTCTGTCCAATGGAATATTCCTTGGATTATTAAAATTAATAAAAAAACCCACCATGTATTTAATCTTAAGGACCAAAATGTTAAAGTTTCATTTCAATCTAAATCAATAGGGGATACATTAGCTTGGATGCCTCAGGTAAAAAGATTTGCCGAGATATATGAATGTAATGTAACCGCTTCTACATTCCATAATAGTTGGTTTGAAAACCATCCCGAATACAAGAATATAAATTTTCTCCCCCCAGATACCCCCGGTAAATTTTATGCTACCTACTACTTAGGATGGTTTAAATCTGAAGGTAAATGGGATGAAGGTTTATTACATCCAACTAAACCTAATACTATACCTTTAGCTCAAACAGCAAGTGATATACTAGATATTCCTTATGAGGAAGTTAGTTACGGTATTAATTTTAAACCAAAAGAAAGACCCCTCCCTACTCCCTATATTTGCATAGGACCAAGGTCAACAGCAGGGTTAAAAGAATGGAATGTAAATTATTGGGAAAAGTTAGCCAGGGTTTTAAATTCCTTAGGGTATAAAGTAGTTAGTATATCACATGAGGGTTTTAATGTCCCTGGAGTTATAGATAGAGGGGGGATGGAATGGGAGGATTCAATTAATTATCTTTACCATGCAGATTTATTTATAGGACTAGGATCAGGTTTATCTTGGATGAACTGGACATTAGGTAAGTATACTATTATGATTAATAATTTTAATCCTTATGGTCTTGATTTTACTCAAAATATGAAACAAATCCAAAACCATTCTGTATGTAATGGTTGCTGGGCTAATCCAAATTTTCAATTTGACCCTGGTGATTGGCACTGGTGCCCAAAACACCAAAATACCGAATTACAGCATATTTGTCAGAAATCTATTACCCCAGAACAAGTACTAAAAGAAGTTAAATACGTTTTAAAATACAGATTAAATGAAAAAAATATGGGTCAACGGGTGTTTTGATATATTACATCGAGGACATTATGAACTATTTAATTATGCTAAATCATTAGGTGATAAACTTATTGTAGGTATTGATACAGATGAAAAAGTATCTAAAGATAAAGGACCAGATCGTCCTTACAATAACATAGAAGATAGACTTTATGCTTTAAATAGCCTTAAAGCTATAGATTTAATATACACTTTTAATACTCGAGAAGAGCTTATTCAGTTAATTAGACAATCCTCCCCTAGTATTTTAGTAGTAGGAAGTGATTGGAAAGGAAAAGAAATAGTAGGTGGAGAATATGCCAAAGAAATTGTATATTTTGATCGAATAGGAAATTACTCAACTACTAATATATTAACTAATGAGAGAAAGTAAAAAATTTAATGAAGGCCAACAAAAAGCATATGTCGATATAGATGAAACCATCTGTTTTTACCCAGACAAACGAGTATATGAGTTAGCTGTACCTAATAAAGAAAATATAGCTAAAATTAATAAACTTAAAGTAGAGGGGTGGCATATTACTTATTACACAGCTAGAGGGGGCCATTCAAAAATTGATTATACTGATTTTACTTTAAAACAATTAAAAGAATGGGGGTGTCTTTTTGATAATCTCGTGGTTGGGTATAAAAAAGATCGTACATTACAAGTTAAACCGGGATATGATCTAATTATAGATGATAAAGCAAAAAGAATAGAAGAATTATGATAATAAAACCTAAAATTGTAGAAAAACCTTGGGGTGAAGAAGTATGGATTCATAATGATGAAGAATATTGTGGTAAAATTCTTAGATTTTTTAAAGCAGGAAATAAATTTTCATTACACTATCATGTTATCAAGAAGGAATCATGGTATGTAGGTAAAGGAAGTTTTGAATATATATGGTTAGATACCGAAAAAGGTATAGAACATAACCAAACTATACTACCAGGAACTTGCATTACAATTGAAAGAGGAAAACCACATCAATTAATAGCATTAGAAGAAATGTCAGAAATATTTGAAGTATCTACACAACATTTTGATGAAGATAGTTATCGAATTAGATTAGGTGATACATGGTAAACATTTTAATTATAGGTGAAACTTGTATTGACATATTTCAATATTGTAAAGTTTCTAAAATTTGCCCCGAAGCCCCTGTACCTGTAGTTAATCCTTTATATGAGATATCTAATTTGGGTATGGCTGGAAATACTTTTGCTAATATAAAAGCATTAATGCCTGGGGAAATTATAGCTACACTTAATAATAAAAATGAAATTACTAAAACTCGTTATGTAGAAGAGAAAAGTAATCATATGTTTTTAAGGGTAGATGAAGGTGAGGATAAAATAGAACCCTTTAAATGGGGTTTAAGTAAGGATGCAATGTTAGGAATGGCTGATATTACTATCGTCAGTGACTATAATAAAGGTTTTTTAACTGATAATGATATTATGGAAATAGGTAAAAAATCTAATTTATCTATTATTGACAGTAAACGCAAATTAACAAATAAATTAGTTAAAGATTATAATTTTGTTAAATTAAATGAATCTGAACGTTCTAATAACCCATCATTAAATTTAGACAATATTATTACAACACTAGGTGCACGTGGTGCTAGGTATCAAAATGTATCCTATCCATCACCTAATCCTCAACAAACAATTGATGTAAGTGGAGCAGGTGATACATTTACTTCTTCATTTATAGTAAAATACTACCAAACAAAAGATATAAAAACATCAATTGAATTTGCTAATAAAATGGCTGCTCAAGTAGTAAGTAAAAAAGGAGTAGTAACTCCTGAAATTTAAAACAACCAATATATATTTATAATAAATTAAATTAAATTATGTCAAAGACAGTAAAGTTACAAGAAAGCGAGTTGCAAACTATTAAAGAAGGCCAAGACAGAATCACCCAGCTTATATATGCGACGGGAAATGTTGAAGTACAAAAATCGAGACTTCTAAAAGAATTAGAAGAAGCTCAACAAAAACAAGATGATTACGGTACTATATTATTTGAAAAATATGGTCAAGGAAACATCAGTTTTGAAACAGGTGAAATAACACTTGTAGAAGAACCAGAAACCACAGAGGAAAAACCCGATACAGCGGAGTAAAATGCTTTTTTGAGGGGGTTTCCAATATTTATAAGAAAATAATATTTAAATAAACACATAAAATGGCAGAAACTCTATTATCTCCAGGTGTATTAGCCCGAGAAACTGACCAATCTTTTATCCAAGGACAGCCTGTACAAGCAGGGGCTGCTATTGTTGGTCCCGCAGCTAAGGGACCTGTTGGTTTACCAACATTGGTTACTTCCTTTAGTGAATACCAAGCAATTTATGGTGGAGCGGTTACAAGTGGCTCACAACAATATGCTTACACAACAGCGACATCCGCACAAAATTATTTCTCTCAAGGTGGTAATTCATTACTAGTTACTCGTGTACAGAGTGGTAGCTTTACAGCTGCAACTAGTACTACAATTGCTAATGAAAACACATCCGCTTCATTTGCATTAAAAACTTTAGATGAAGGTACTATTGCAAATAGTGCTACAGGTACTAAAGAAAATGTAAAATGGGAAATTACAGGAGTAAGTAAAGAAACAGGTACATTTAGTTTATTAGTTCGTAGAGGTGATGATATTCACTCTAATAAAACCGTACTAGAAACATTTGCTAACCTTTCATTAGATCCAAAATCACCAAATTATATCTCAAAACAAATTGGTGATACTAGTTTTACAGTTGAAAATGATGGAACTGATTATTATGTTAAAGAAGATGGTCAATATGTAAACAAGAGTAAATACATTCGTGTAAGCGCTGTTAATACTCCTACATTAGATTTCTTTGATAATAGTGGAGATTTTAAACCTGCATTAACATCATCCTTACCAGTTGCTGGTTCAGGATCATTTAGTGGAGCTACAGGAGAATTATTCCCTTCAGGAGCTGCTAAATTTGGAAAAGATATCACTGCTGGAAATATTCAGGGTATTAATCAACTAGACTATACAGAATCTTTAGATCTATTATCAAATACAGACAACTATAAATTTAATTTAATCACAGTACCAGGTCTAAACCATAATGATCATGCTACAGCAGTAAATAAAGCTGTAACATTAGCAGAAGGAAGACAAGATTGTATTGCTGTAATTGATTTAAGAGGATACGATGCAACTGTTGCTCAAGTTAAATCTCAAGCAAGTTCATTTAATTCTAGTTACGCAGCTACATACTGGCCTTGGTTACAAACTGTAAATGCAGAAACCGCACAAACAGTATGGGTACCAGCGTCAACAATGATACCAGGAGTATACGCACTTACTGATAGATCAAGCGATGCTTGGTTTGCCCCAGCGGGTCTTACGAGAGGTGCTTTAGGCAACGTAATTAAAGCAGAAAGAAAATTAACTGCTGGTAATAGAGATACTTTATATGCTGCAAATGTTAATTGTTGATTGAATTAAAAAGCTACATTTCACAAGTTTCAGATAACTTAGTATTTGAACAAAATTCAATTGCTACAAGAAATGGCTTCTTAACTCAGGTAAATCCATACTTAGAGTCAATTCAACAAAGACAAGGATTATACGCTTTTAAAGTGGTAATGGACGAAACAAACAATACAGCTGATGTTGTAGATAGAAATGAGCTAGTAGGTCAAATCTTCTTACAACCAACTAAAACAGCTGAGTTTATTGTATTAGATTTCAATGTGTTGCCAACAGGAGCTACATTCCCGGCATAAAAATTTAAATTAAGAATATTTATAATAAACGCAAAGTAAAATGGCAATATTAGATAGTAACGAAATTTTCTACACGGCATTTGAGCCAAAACAGAAGAATAGATTTATCCTGTACGTAGACGGTATTCCTTCATATATTATGAAAGGTGTAGGAGCTGTATCTTTAACACAAGACACAATTCCACTTAACCATATTAACGTACAAAGATTTGTAAAAGGAAAAACAAAATGGAATACCATTGAGTTTACATTATTTGATCCAATTACACCTTCTGGAGCCCAAGCAGTAATGGAATGGGTACGTTTACACCACGAATCAGTAACTGGACGTGATGGATATAGTGATTTCTATAAAAAAGATTTAACTGTTAACGTACTAGGACCTGTAGGTGATGTCGTATCAGAATGGATTATTAAAGGTGCTTTAATTACAGCTGCTAGTTTCGGAGACTATAGCTGGGATCAAGAAAGTGCTGCTCAAGAAATAACCATGACAGTACAACCAGATTATTGCGTACTTAATTTCTAAACTACTTTCCCTCTATTATATTCTTTCAAAAGGAGCTTGGCTTATGTCAAGCTCTTTTTTATATTTAATATGTATAAACATATAACAAGTTATTCTAAATAAAGATTATGGCGGAATTTAAACTCCCTACTGAAATAGTAGAATTACCCTCTAAGGGATTAGTATACCCTAAAGACAATCCTTTATCTGAAGGGACAATTGAAATTAAATACATGACTGCTAAGGAAGAAGATATCCTTTCTAACCAATCTTACATCCAAAAAGGTATAGTTTTAGATAAGTTATTAGAAGCTGTAATAGTATCTAAAATTAATCTAGATGATTTAATTATTGGGGACAAAAATGCTGTTTTAATTGCAACTCGTGTTTTAGGGTATGGTTCAAAATATACTTTTAATTATTTATCTCAAGAAAGAACAGTAGATTTAAGTAAATTAGAAAATAAAAAAATCAACCCTGATAATTTTATTGAGGGTAAAAATGAATTTTCCTACACTTTAGAAAATACAGGTACTGAAATTACTTACAAAATTCTTACTGGAAAGGAAGAAAATAAAATAGATAAGGATCTAGCAGGATATAAAAAAATTAATAAGGACAACGTCCCTGATATTTCTACTAGGTTAAAATATATGATTACTTCTGTAGGTGGGGATGATTCTCAAAAAACAATTAATGACTTTGTTGACAATTATTTCTTAGCTAGAGACTCTAGAGCTTTTAGAAATCATGTAAGATCAACTCAACCCGATGTTAATTTAAATTACGTTTTTGATGATGGAGAGGAGGTCACCATCCCAATAGGGATGAACTTTTTTTGGCCTGACAGTAGCCAATTCTCCTAATTTTAGAAAAAACGTATTTAAACAAATCCACGAAATATGTTTTCATGGTCAAGGAGGTTATAATTGGGAAACTGTTTATAATATGCCCATATGGCTTCGTAAATTTACTTTTACTCAAATAAAAGAGTATAACGAAGCTCAAACTAAAGCCCTTAACTCTCAAACCCAATCTTCAGGAACTAAGAATTTAGTTAACCCTGACGGTACTGTTAATACCCCTGACTTTAAAAAAGCATCAGAACCTTATAAAGGTAAAACAAGTTATAAATAACAATATTTATAATAAAACATCTTTATGTCTCTAGAGGAACAAAGAAAACAAGTTGAAGCATTAAATAAGGAAATCCAGTCTCTTTATTCTAAAATGGGAAGACAGGAAACTCCCCCTATTTTTGATCTTAATCAATTAGATCAAGCTTTAACCTTTACAAAAGGATTAAATCAAGAGTTTAATGATATGAACTCTCAGTTAGGTTCTTTAGGAGCGATGTTTCGTGCTAATTTAAAAGAACTTCAAAAAACAGATTTAGTTTTATCAATGCACAAGGCTTCATTAAGAAGCATGTCTTCTAGTACTAATGAATTATTATATTTAAATTCTCAATCAACTCTTATAGCTGATAAAGATATTGAAAAACTTAAGAAAAAAGCGGCTTTAGATATACAAAGATTGGAAAATGCTAAAGCTTTAGCTGTTATTGATGGTAGAAATGAAGATGCCAGCGCTATTGAGGCTGATATTAAAGCCGCAAAGGAATTTCAACAAACTATAAATAGGGTAGCTGAGGATAATGAAAAAATGGCAGGTGAAGTTGGTGTTCAAATTTTTGGAAACCTGGAGGGCCTATCAGATAAATTAGGATTAGGAAAATTTAAAGGAGTATTTTCACAAGCTTCAGAAGCAGCCCAAGAATCTGCTAAAGCAGGGGGAAAAGGATTAACCACTTTAAAAGCAGGGTTTAAAGGTTTAGGTGCTGGTATAACAAAAGCACTTGGTCCTTTAGCTTTAATAGCTCTGGCGGTAGATGCCCTTAAAGGAGCAGATAAAGCTGTAGGCGATATGGCTAAAGGTATGAATATGACGTACCAAGATGCCTTAGCTATGAAAATGGAATTAACCGAAGCAGCAAATGCTTCAGGTAATATATTTGTAACTTCGGCAAAATTATCCGAAACACTTACTTCAGTAAACGCCTCTTTAGGTACCTCAGTTAAGTTAAATGACGAATTACTAGTTCAATTTACCGAAATGAGGGAAATGGCTGGTTTTACTAATGAAGAATTACAAGGTATTGCTAATATATCTCTTACTACTGGTGAATCAATGAATGATATCACTGGAGAATTTATGGCTCAAGGAAAAATGGCTGCTCTTAATAATGGGGTAGTATTAAACCAAAAAGACTTATTAAAAGGGATTAAAGATGTATCCGCTGCTACAACTCTTTCATTTGGTAAAAACCCGGGACTTATAGCTCAAGCTGTAGCTACAACAAAATCTTTAGGGATGGAAATGTCTAAAGTAGAAGGAATAGCTGATAGTTTATTAAATTTTGAAGATTCAATTACTAAAGAATTACAAGCAGAGTTACTTTTAGGTAAAAATATAAATTTAGAAAAAGCTAGACAAGCAGCATTAAATAATGATTTAGCTACAGTAGCACAAGAAATTTCTAAACAAATAGGTTCCTCTGCTGAGTTTAGTAAAATGAATAGGATACAACAGCAAGCTTTAGCAGATTCTGTAGGTATGAATAGGGAAGAGCTAGCAAAAACCTTATTCATCCAAGAACAATTAGCGGGTGCTACTGGAGAACAAGCTGAAGAAGAACGTGCTCTAATGGAGGCAAGGATTGCTGAAGTTGGATTAGCAAAGGCACAAGCTGAAATGGCAAAAGAGGGTGTAGAAGGACTAAGAAACCAGGCTAGTATGGCAGACAGATTAGCTGCGGTAATGGATAAATTACAAGAAGTATTTGTATCTTTAGTTGAACCCCTAATGCCTGTATTAGATATATTTGTAAGTGTTCTTTCTGTAGTAGGAAAGATAATGCAAGTTTTGGGTCCTATTTTAAAATTTGCGGTAGGTATATCACCTGTAGGTTTATTAGGTGATTTAGCTCAAGGAAATGCACCTGGTACTATGGCAGCCAGTGCTATACCAATGGACGATGGTATTATCCCAGCGGGTTATGGTGAAAC